ATGTTCGGTTTCAAAAGCATCAGAACCTGTTTGAATTTTTCTAAAAAGTATTTCGAGTTGATATTGAAAAGTAATTTAATAGACTCGGGACCCGAGTGTACAAAAAAAACAGGATATTCACCCACAGATTTAGATGTTGAAAACGAAAGTTACAAGTGTACTGCGGATATTTTTGTTAAAATGTTCTACGAAAATTGGTATTTTAGTCCAACTAATCAAAAGAAATATAAAGATGACCCAAATTATTCAAATTTCATAGCAATTGCTGAAAGAGCTTTGGTCATTGCAGGGACTGAGAAACTTATTTAACAATCGATATATTTATAAAGAAAAAGTTATGAGTCAATTAAAAAATTTATTGGACAATTACCTTCAGAAAGATACTGTAATGGCCGAGAAGGATTTAGGTAACGGATATAAAGAAGTTTGTGATTTACAAACAGGAGATTGCTACACAGTTAGACTTAAAGATGGTCTAATTGAAAGAGTCGATAACACAATGAAATTGAACAGAACACTTAAGGTTGAAACACCTACTGGTGTCAAAACACTTTTACGTGATTAATAATATAGAAAAGATGAAGACAAATTTATCCAAAGCTTTATTTGAAGAGTTGAATAGACACAACCAAATAAATAGATACATTTTTGAACAAGACGCACCCGAAGACGCACCGATTGAACCAGCGCCAGCCGCTGACGCACCGCCAGCACCATCACCAAGCGATGCAACCTTAGGAGGTGCTACTCCACCACCCGCAGAACCTGGTGCTCAACCTGGTCAACCTATTGATGTTGCTAATGACCCTGATGTTGAAGAGATAACAGGAGATGAGGGAGAAACATCGTCAGAACCAACTTCAGAAGAAGGTGGAACAGAAGAATTGGATATTACTGAATTGGTGAACAGTCAAAAAAATATTGAAACAAAACAAGAAGAATATATGAGCTCCATGATGTCAAAGTTGGATGAATTAGAACAGAAACTAAGTCAAATGGATTCAATATTTGAAAAAATTAATAATATAGAAGACAAGATTGAAAAATATAGAACTAAGACACCTGAGGAAAAACTACATTTAAGGTCGTTAGATTCATACCCATTCAATCAAAAACTCACAGATTTCTTTGGTGAAAAATCAGATGAAATGGAAAAAACGGGTAAAAATGAATATGTTTTGAAACCCGAAGATGTTGAAGATGTGGACCACAGAGAAATCAGAAAAACTTTTGACCAAGGTATTGGTAAGTAATTTGATTTATTCCAAATCTTTGTTATACTTGTTATATATAAATAACAGTTTTAAGAACAAAGATTATGATGCAAGATTCAACATTTGATGCCGTTTTGGCACAGTACGAACAGAACACCAAACCTTTTGGTGATTCCCCAATGATGACCCAAGAAGAAAGAATGAAGCGTTATTTCGCAGCAATTCTACCTAAGGGTGAAAACTCAGGACAAAGAAGAATTCGTATTCTTCCTACCACGGATGGTGGCTCCCCATTCAAAGAGGTATGGTTCCATGAAGTTCAAGTTAATGGAGTTTACAACAAATTTTATGACCCCGACAAAAACGAAGGTGGTCGTTCACCCCTCACAGAAGTTTACGAAGAATTGATGAAAACTGGCAAGGAGTCTGACAAAGAACTTGCTAAACAATATAAGGCACGTAAATTTTACATTGTAAAAGTGATTGACCGTGACCACGAAGATGAAGGTGTAAAGTTTTGGCGTTTTAAACACAACTACAAACAGGATGGTGTGTTGGACAAGATTATTCCTATTTGGAGGTCTAAAGGTAACATCACCGATGTTAACGAAGGTCGTGACTTGATTATTCAGTTGGTTAAATCTAAAACCCCAAAGGGAAAAGAATATACCACAATTCAGACAATCATGCATGATGACCCATCACCATTGTCAAAAGACAAAACTCAATTGGAAGAGTGGAAAACCGACCCAACAACTTGGGAGGACGTTTACTCAAAGAAACCCGTTGAGTACTTAGAGGCAATCGCTCGTGGAGAAGTTCCACGTTGGGATTCAGAGGCTAAAAAGTATGTCTATGGTGACGAATCTATGGAAGTACTTGGTGGTGGAAACTACAAAGACCCACAGGCGGGAATGGACGCTGACGAGGAATTACCATTCTAAAAAAACCTATGAGCATGGACACTTGCATAGACATAGTGTCCATGCTTTTTTTATTAAAAAGAAAAAACAAAATGAAAATAAGAAAATTGATGTATGACTCTCTTACAAAAAAATATGAGAGTGAAATTGCCGAAGCAGAAGCGACACTTATGGTTTACATGGAAAACGCGGTTGGTATTGGAGAACATCCACAACACTTGGAAGAAATGGACAAGTTTGTAGAAAAATTGGCAAATGCGAATGATAAGTTGGAAACATTAAAAGAGTTTTACAAATACAATTATGGCGATTAAGAAAAACGATTTCAGTACAATTAAAAAGAAGTTCTCAACTTCTGCAAAATACAAACCACAAAGATACCTTGATTTAGGTAAAGACTTTTTGGATGCGGTGGGATTACCAGGTCCTGCTATTGGACACTTGAATATGTTCTTGGGTCACTCAGATACGGGTAAAACAACCGCGGCTGTAAAAGCTGCAGTTGCAGCTCAAAAGATGGGTGTACTTCCTGTGTTTATTATTACCGAACAAAAATGGAGTTTTGAACACGCAAAACTTATGGGTTTTGAATGTGAGGAAGTTGTTGACCAAGAAACAGGAGAAGCTGATTGGGACGGATTTTATATCTTCAACAATAACTTTAACTACATTGAAGAAATTACTGATTATATAAATTCACTATTGGATGCACAAACCAAAGGTGAATTAGATTATGATTTGTGTTTTATTTGGGATTCAGTGGGTTCTGTTCCTTGTAAGATGACTTATGAAGGTAAAGGCGGTAAACAACACAACGCAGCGGTTCTTGCCGACAAAATTGGTATGGGTATTAACCAAAGAATCTCAGGTTCAAGAAAATCAGATTCAAAACATGAAAATACTTTGATTATTATTAATCAACCTTGGGTTGAACTTCCTGATAATCCATTTGGTCAACCTAAGATTAAGGCTAAAGGTGGTGAAGCAATTTGGTTGAATTCATCTTTGGTATTCTTGTTCGGAAACCAAAAAGGTGCTGGTACAAATAAGATTACCGCAACCAAAGACAAACGTAGTGTTAAGTTTGCTATTCGTAGTAAGGTATCCGTATTGAAAAACCATATTAATGGTTTGGGATATGAGGATGGCAAGATTATTGTTACACCTCACGGATTCTTGGCGGGTAAAGACTCGACAGAAGAAAAAGCTTCGATTGAGGCGTACAAAAAAGAATACGCAGATTATTGGAGTGAAATTATCGGAGTTGAAGGTGACTTTGATTTGAAAGAAGAAAAAGAAGATAGGGTGTTGGAATAAAATAAACTGAAGTGGTAAAAACATTAGTAGTTGACGGAGACAATTTATTTAAGATTGGATTTCATGGGGTTAGAGATTTCTTCCATGAGGGGAAACATATTGGTGGAATTTACCACTTCATTAATGTAATTCAACGATTTCTATCAGAATATAACTACGATAAAATTATCGTATTTTGGGATGGTAATAATAATGCATCCCAAAGAAAAAAACTCTATCCATTATACAAAGAAAATCGTCGGTTGACGATGAATGAGGAAAAGAAAGAATCTTATTATTCTCAAAAGTCTCGAGTAAAACAATATTTGGAAGAAATGTTTGTTCGTCAAGTTTGTATTGACGACCATGAGTGTGATGACCTCATTGCTCATTACTGTAATGTGAGTGACGAAAAAATCACCATATTATCATCAGACAAGGATTTAACACAACTAATTACCCCAAAGGTACACATCTACTCACCAATAGCAAAAGAGTGGATTACAGACAAGCACAAGATTAAAATCGGTACCATAGAAGTACCCGTTCAAAATGTTAAATTAGTTAAGATTTTATTAGGTGATAAATCTGATAATATTGAGGGTATCTACAGTCTTGGAGAAAAGAAACTTATTAAATATTTTCCCGAGGTGGTTGATAATGTTATAAGTATTGGTCATATTTTAATCAAGTCAAAAGAAATATTAGAAAACGATGACAAACAAAAACCAATTCAAAACTTATTGTCAGGTAAAACCAAGTCAGGTACAGAAGGTGAAAACTATTTTTCACTTAGAGAAAAAATCGTTAGTTTGTCAAATCCAATAATTACAGAAGAAGCGAAACAAGAAGTAGAACTTTATTATAATGAAGATTTGGACCCTGAAGGTAGAGGTTACAAAAATCTGATTAGAATGATGATTGAAGATGGATTTTTTAAGTATCTTCCTGAGAAGGATAATGTGTGGGTAGAATTTTTACAACCAATATTGAAATTAACAAGAAAAGAAAAAAGTAGATTTAAAAATAGATAACATGAAAGAAAAACAATTAGACGCGACGAAAGTGGAATTTTTGGTAAAACTCAACGACAACATCGTTGTTCAAAGATTCTTTAACGTTAGAAACTTTAACGAAGAGTGCCGTTACAGTTTAGAGATTAACGAAGCACTATCATGGGTTTGTGAAATTCTTCAAGACCAATTGTGGATTAAAACACATGACTACATGAACGAAAACAAGGAGTTGATTATTAATGACCCTTCAGTAATGAACACATCTAAAACAGATGGACCCGAGTGGTTTAACGTATCAATTAAGCTCGGAGAACAGACAATTTGTCAGAGGGGCTTTGACGCTAAACCATACCCGCCAAAGGCTAGATACACTGTGGATATACGCCCAGACATAAAAAACATATTGGCCGAATTAACTGACATTTTTTCAGCTAAAAATTTTTCCAAAACTTATATGAACTATCAACTCGCTTGATAGTATTTATCAAAACAGGTCTTAAAAAAAGGTTATGGGGAACGACAAAAATTTCGGTTATTTAGGAAACACTTTTCAAATACAACTTATCAATCAACTTATTATTAACAAGGATTTTGCTCGCTCTATTATCGACGTTTTAGATTCAAAGTATTTCGATAATCAGTATTTTAAAATCATTGTTCAGATGATTAAGGAGTATTATAAGAAGTATGAAAGTGTTCCCTCATTTGACACATTAGACCAATTGACTCGTTCCGAAATTGCATCAGAGGCGGCAAGAAGAATCGTAGTAGATACATTATCACAAATTAAAGAATCCAACTTAGAAGGTCATCAATTCGTAATTGAAAAGGCGTTGAAGTTCTGTAAGCAACAAGAGCTACAGAAAGTAATGAGTAAGGCCCAAAAAATCATCGACAAAGGTGATTTCGAAAGTTATGACCAATTGGAAGAAATGGTTAACAAAGCTCTTCAAGTAGGTGAGATAGAAGAGGGTGAACAAGATGTATTTACTAATTTAGATGAAGTACTTGACGATGATTACAGACACCCAATTCCTATTGGAATCCCAGGTATTGATAACCTATTAAAAGGAGGATTGGCAAAGGGAGAATTAGGAGTAATATTAGCTCCAACAGGTGTAGGTAAAACCACAGTATTATCAAAAATTTCAAACCATGCATTTAATTTGGGTTACAACGTACTTCAAATATTTTTTGAAGACAACCCAAAAATTATCCAAAGAAAACACTTTACCATGTGGACAGGTATTGCACCTGACGAACTTTCTTTCTACAAAGAAGAAGTTATGGAAAAAGTTAGAGAAATTAGGGAATCTACGAAAAATAGATTAATTTTGAAAAAATACCCATCAGACACTCTAACTATGTCTCAAATCAAAAACCAAGTCAGAAAAATGATTGCTGAAGGTAATAAAATTGATTTGATAGTTTTGG